GCTACCGGGTGGTCTTCCGGGATATCCTGGAAGTTCTGAGACAATGCGGAAACACTGCCAGAGATTTCACTAAGTAATTCCCGATCTTCTTTAGTGAATGGGTCGGTGTAGTTTGACATAAGATACACCCCCTTTCACGAAGAGTATTAGTAGCATAAAGCTACTTGAAAAGATTATAACACGAAAGACGAAAGGACGGTAGAGAAGTGAGCGAAGAACAATTTAAAATTTGGAAACAAGTAGAAACAAAAGGCTTAGAAAAGCTGGGAAACATCGAGAAGGCACTGTTAGCAAAGGAAGGCTTTGAGGAAGCTCATAAAGATTATTGTGACTTTGTAGACAGACTGGCAGAAACTACAGGACTGACAACCGGGGAACTGGATAGACACTTTACTACACTCTTAGCAGAGAAAGGAGAAAAGAAGAATGACAGTAGAAGAAAAGAAGGAAAGAAATAGAAAATATGGCGCGATTTGCGCAAGAGCTAAAGCAATGGGAATTATGCAGGGTGACGCGATAAGCGCGATTATGGATATAGAGAGCGCAGACAGAAAATTTAATTTAAGGCTGGACGACTTCCTGGGCGCGGATAATTCCAACTTTGCACATGATTTTATAAGGATACAGGGAAATATTGTAAGAGGAAACTTCCCGGCAACGGACTTCGGGGACTTTGTACCAAGGTTCGCGGGAAGGAGTGAATAAAACACCAGGGCGGCAGCAGTCGCCCAGCAAGTGCCGTTAGCTCAGTTGGTCAGAGCACCCGGCTCATAACCGGGCGGGCGTGGGTTCGAGTCCCACGCGGCGCATTAGTAGCAAGGTTGGCTACCTTGCAGCAGCGACAGCAAGCGAATAGCTTAAGTTGGATACTGTGATAAAAATAGCAGCGGGTACACCAGCTAGAGAGTGTGCGGACGTATAACAGGTTTTTCTACAGCTTTTTTAATGGGAAAAAGCGACTACACAGTAAATAAAGCCGGAACGGAGAAGCACAAAAATGAAAAAGAATCATTCACGCGCGCCACCTGGTAGGGGAAATGCCTAAACCCGTAATGCAGCCTACCGCGGTAGCCAGTCCCAAGCCTGGGAAAATGCAGAGGGCGGATATTACATAGAAAGGCGGGATAGATTGAGGGAAAACAACATAAAACCAGCGGAAGCAGCGGAAATATTGGGCGTTT